AGATGCAGATCAAGCAGAAATAGACCTTTTGCGTCAACAAAGAAATGAAATAGATATAAGGATGATAGAGATCGAAAATCAAGGAATACCTGCAAACTTACAAGCTGAATACGACAGATTGCTTACAGATTTACGATCTAAAGGCAGAAGACTAATAGAGTTAGGAGCATTGGGCACTGTTACAATAAGTGTAGATGCAGGAGGATTATAATGGCACTTAATACAAAATTAGCTTTAGATGATCTAAGAGCGGCACGAAATAAAGTAAACAGCACAGTGTCTACGGCAAAGAGCTTTCTTTCCGGCGCAGGTGATGCAGCAGCAGCTCAAGCCCTTATTGCAGATAAAACAACCGGCTTACCTAGTCCTAGCACAATACAAGCCAATAATGCTGCACCTACAGGAAGTACTACTCCTAGTCTTGCAACTAGACAAAACCAAGGATTTAGCAATCTAAGTCCTAGACCTTATTTCAGAACCGATCCCGGCGACAACAGATATGATTTTCTTTCTGGACAAAAAGTTAGAACAGGCATCGGCACTAATCCTTTAGTTAATGTTCCTAGACCTGGCGCAAGCACAGCACCTCTTCCGGGATCACGAACTACTCCAACACCGTCTCCGCAAGTTTTCTATAATGCGTTTGGCGATTCTTATACAGAAACTGATAAAGAGAATGTAGAAAAGTTACGCAGTTTTAACACAGATTTGGGCGGCGGCGAAGCTAGAGCAAGGCTAACGCCAGGCGAACGTGCCTATGCAATCAGTGCAGGATACATATAAAATATGGCAGAATATTCTAGATATAGTGTAAGTGGTAATAGACCAGATGCAGGCGGACCTTATGAAGCCATCGTTGTCAATCATCTTGACCCAATGTCTATGGGTACACTAGAAGTTGAACTTCTTAAGAATACTAATTCTGGAAACAATCCAGAAAGAACTGGACAATTACATACTGTCAGATATTTAAGTCCATTTTACGGTGTAACGCCTACACAGGCACTAGGAAACAATGATGGATATGAGTGGACACAAAAATCATACGGCTTTTGGGCTGTTCCTCCAGATATTGGTACACGAGTTTTAGTTATATTTGCTGAAGGAAACGCAGCATATGGATATTGGATAGGATGTATTCAAGAAAACTACATGAACTTTATGGTTCCTGACGGTAAAGCAAGCACAGAGCTTACAACTGCTGCAACACCGTCAGAATTACAAGGACTAAAACTACCTGTAGGAGAATTCAATAAATCAGTTGAAACAGGTGTAGGCAACGACCCTACAAAATTTTTAAAACCCTACAATAAAGATTTTTCACAGATATTAGAAATACAAGGCCTGATTACGGATGAAGTAAGAGGCACAACAACAACTAGTGCAAGGCGTGAAGCACCTAGTATGGTATTTGGAATGAGTACTCCTGGCCCTGTAGACAGAAGACCGGGTGCACCTAGATTTCCTTTAGGTAATGAACAAACTAGATCACAATTATTTACAAATAGACTAGGTGGATCTAGTATAGTGTTTGATGACGGCGATGATAAATTTGTCAGAGAAACACATGCAAGTGAGGGTCCTCCTACATATAAAAATAAGGAAAGAGGCGAAGCTGGCGGCGATCCTACTTTACCAAAAGATGAACATGTAAGGATCAGAACGAGAACAGGGCATCAAATACTATTACACAATACAGAAGATGTAATTTATATTGCAAATGCACGAGGCACAGCATGGGTTGAATTAACATCTGATGGTAAAATAGATATACATGCACAAGATAGTATAAGTGTAATGTCAAATAACGATATTAATTTTACCGCAGAGCGTGATTTTAATATCGAAGCAGGCCGAAACATTAATATGAGAGCTGACGGACGTTGGGGCAATTTTCAGCAATTTGTAGATGGTAAAGAAAATGGCAGGATACAAATAGAAAGTAAATTTAATACTAATGTTCTTGTTGATAAAGATTACAAATTAAGTGTAAGGGGTAAAAGTGACACAATTGTTGTAAAAGAAATGAAAACAACAGTGCAAGATGAGTATAATGTTCACAGCTTGGCTGATATGTATTTTACTACAGACACAAATTATCACGAAGTAGCAGGCGGCAGTATACGGCAAACGTCGGGTGGTCCTAATCATACTCTAGCAGGCGGAAGTATTGTAGAATCATCAAAAGGTAATATTAGCGAAAATGCTGCTGGTATTATAGCAATGGATGCAGAAACTATTTGGGCAAACAGCGGAAGGAGCCAAGCAGCATCTCAAGCATCTCCTGCAGAAGATGCAGAGCCTGTTATTCCTCTTGCAAAAATAAGCTTACCATTTGTTACTCCTGGATTAGAAGTTCCGACAAGATATAACAGTATACTAACAAGGGCGCCACAGCACGAACCTTGGGGACAACACGAAAATATAAATCCATTAGGATTTAAAGCATCTCAAACTGATAGAGAAGCACCAGGAATATTACAGTCTGGTATTAATGCTATTACACCAGATACATTTAGGAAAAATAGCGTTATACAAGGCGCTGCTTTAACAGATACTGGCACACAAGCTGTTTCAAATGCAAGCGGTAGAGGTGTAACAACACAAGCAACACCTGATCCTCTTGCTCCGACAATTGATAGGACTACTACTGCTCAAGGACAAAACACTAGACCGGGCGCACCTCTTAATGAAGGACAGTTAGTTGGTACGATTGACGGCTTTAGTAGAAGTCAAACAGCAGCATATCTAGGTGCAGTAGGACAAAGAGAAAGCAATAACAGATACGGTGTAGTTAACAATATAGGGTATGCAGGAAAATATCAATTTGGAACTGTTGCACTTAAAGAAGCCGGAATGATTAAAATGAGTGCAAGCAATTCTAACAGCTCTATGAATAATCCGATAAACTGGACTGGGCAATATGGATGCAATAATTTGCAAGATTGGCTCAACAATGTAGGTAATTGTCAAGAATATGCAATGATTACCTATACAAACAATAATAAAAAGTACTTGCAAAATAACGGAGGTATAAGAGCTGACGATACTCCTGAACAAATTGGCGGAATGTTAATGGGCGCACACTTACTAGGTCCTAATTCTATTAAGAATTGGAGAAATGGATCACAAGGCGGTCTAAGACAAGATGCATACGGAACAACAGGTGAAGAATATTATGCATTAGGTTCAACAGCATTGTCTAGCACAACTGCCTAAATTAATGGAATAAATACATTATGAGCACATTAGAGAAAAATTTATACAAGAGAATCACGCTACCTGAACAAAATGCTGCTAGACCAAAAACCGGCAGATCTTACAGAGGATTTAGTACGGTTGATATCAACAGAGATAATTTTTCTTTATATGATTTAGAACTTATAAAGCAAGATATTATAAACCATTTTCATATTAGACAAGGTGAACTTTTATCAGATCCTGAATTCGGAACAATTATTTGGGATATTCTGTATGAGCCTTTTACTGAAGATGTTAAAGAAGCGATTATACAAAATGTAACTGATATTGTAAATTATGATGCAAGAATAGGAGTCAATAGTATTACGATTGATACTTATGAAAGTGGTATAATAGTAGATTGTGAAATTACTTATATTCCATACAACATAGCCGAATCTTTGCGTTTTAAATTCGACCAAAAAGCTGGTCTTTTATAATATACGCACTTAAACAATATCGCTAAATATACTATAATTAGAGGAATAGGCTATGTCTTCTACCGACAGACAAAATAGATTACTTATAAACCAGGACTGGAAGCGAATTTATCAAAGTTTCCGTAATGCAGATTTTCAGAGTTATGACTTTGACAATCTACGCAGAACTATGATAAATTATCTGCGCCAAAACTATCCTGAAGATTTTAACGATTACATTGATAGCTCTGAATATATTGCACTAATAGATTTGATTGCCTATCTTGGGCAAAACTTGAGCTTTAGAATAGATTTAAATGCAAGAGAAAACTTTTTAGAAACAGCAGAACGTAGAGAAAGTGTACTACGTTTAGCAAGACTTCTTTCTTATAATCCTAAACGTAATCAAGCTGCAAATGGCCTATTAAAGATTGAATCTATAAAAACGTCGGAAAATATATTTGATAGCGCAGGTGTTAATCTTGGCGGACTTACAGTTCGCTGGAATGATGTATCTAATGTAAATTGGTTTGAGCAGTTTACAAAAATTATGAACGCTGCACTTCCAGTAAACAACAGTATTGGCAGACCTCTCAAACAAGAAAGCATAGACGGTATACCTACTGAACAATATAGATTAAACAGTTTGAATACTGACTTAGCAAGATTCAAATTCCAAAAAAATGTTGAAGGCTTATCTACAAATTATGAAGTTGTTAGTTCTGACCTAGTAGATGGATCAATTGTAGAAGAACCACCATTGCCTGGAAACAGTCCTGCATTGCTATTTAGAGATGATGGACAAGGCGCAGGAAGTTCAAATACAGGATTCTTTATGCATTTCCGTCAAGGCAAATTACAAACTGGCGAATTTAATGTAACTAATCCTGTACCTAATCAGGTCATAGCTATTGATACAAAAGATATTAACAACGATGATGTTTGGTTGTATTCTATTGACGCTAATGGATTTGAAAGTAATCTTTGGACAAAACTTCCTAGTGTTGAAGGCAACAACATAATTTATAATAGTTTACTAAAAAATGTAAAAAATGTTTATGCAGCAACTACACGAGTTGGCGACAGAATCAATTTAATTTTTAGCGATGGCGTTTTTGGTAACTTACCTACAGGTAATTTTAGAGTTTATTATCGAACAAGTGATAATCGTAGCAGCACAATTACTCCTAGTGCGCTAAGAAATATAACTATTCAAGTTCCGTATATTAGTAGAAAAAATGCTTCAGAAACCTTAACAATTACTTTAGCTTTACAGTATACAGTTTCAAATGCAACACCTAGCGAATCTAATGACAGAATTAAAACTGTTGCACCTAGCACGTATTATACACAAAATAGATTAATTACAGCAGAAGACTATAATTTAGGTCCACTAGGTGTAAGCCAAGATGTAATTAAAACAAGATCAATTAACAGAATTAGTAGCGGAATAAGCAGATATTTTGATTTAAAAGATGTAAGCGGAAAATATTCTAGTACTAATCTTTATGCTAATGACTGTGTTTTATACAAAGAAGAATTTACAAGAAAAGATTCATTTAGTTTTGTTACACAAAGTGATATTGAAGGTGTAATTTACAATCAAATTGAACCTATTTTGTCTAATACAAAAATGAGAAATTTCTATTTGGCAAAATACAATAAAATTATTGTTAGTGATCTTAAAGCTTCTTGGAACGGTACGACAAATGTTACTAATTATTCTTCGGGTTATTTTACTGACCAAGACGGTTCGTCCTATACAGTTGGGTCATTTACAAGTAATAGTTTAAGACTTTTAGAAGTAGGAAGTATGTGTAAATTTGAAGCTCCTGAAGGATATCATTTTATGGATGATAATACACTTATGCCAGGAGCAGCAGATCATATCGGATCTAAGACTTTTATTTGGTCTAAAGTTGTAACTATTACAGGAAATGGATCAGAAGCTGACGGTATTGGGTTTAATGATTTTATTCCAGACAATGCTATTCTTTCTGAGATTAGACCTAGACTAGCAGATACACTTATCAATGATGTAAAAACACAAATTATTGATCAAGTTTTTGCATTTAGAGATTTTGCACTTAGATATGATGATCGTGATAGACAGTGGAAACTTATTACAGCAGATAATATTAATACTGTACAAGACTTTAGCACAGGTAAAGCAGGAGACACTAGCGGCCAGCAGTTAGATTCTAGTTGGTTATTATATTTTAAAACTAATGGCGAAAACTATACAATTACATATAGAAACTTAAGATATGTAATGGAAAGCGAAAGTGAAATTAGATTTTTCTATGATAGAGCTGATAAAATTTATGACAGTAAAACAGGCCGAATTCAAAAAGATAAAATTTCTGTTTTAAATGTAAATCGTCGTCCTGATGACTTAACTTCTTTTACACAGGACTTTGACTGGAGTATTGATGATTCTTATAGAGACAAAGAAGGATACATCGATACTAAAAAAGTTGAAGTAACATTTTTTGATTCAGACGATGACGGTGTTGTAGATAATCCGGATATCTTTGATCAGATTGTTGACGAAACAGTTAACAGTAATTCTAAAATCATATTCCAAGAAAAATATACAACTAGTGATAATGTAGAAGATTTTAAGTATTTTAACAATAATTCAAATACAATTATAAGTGTGCAAAACCAAGCACAAATAGGTGCATTTAGTCTTTACAATGATGGACAGGTATTTTACTTAATTGAAGAAGATGTTTTTAAAACACTAGATAGAACAAATGCAAGATTAGATTTAAATTCTAATTATAGAGCATTTATAGGTAGAGCTGATTTAAAAATTTATTATTTACATGTAGCAGATTCAAATACAAGAATCGATCCTGCTCTTTCTAATATCATTGACACATATATTTTAACAAAAAATTATGATACACAATTTAGACTTTGGTTAGATGGTGAATTACGTTCAATGCCATTGCCATTAAGTAGTGATCAATTATACAGAAGTTATGGAAAATCTTTAAATGACATTAAATCTATTTCGGACGAAATAATTTACCATCCTGTAAAATATAAAACACTTTTTGGAACTAAAGCTATGAGTGATTTACAAGTGACATTTAAAGTTGTAAAAAATAAAGATGTTGTAATAAATGATAATTCTTTAAAATCAAATATTGTTGATTTAATTAATAGATATTTTAGCATAGAAAATTGGGATTTTGGTGATACATTCTATTTCCAAGAATTATCAGCATATATTATTAATAATCTTTCACCAAAAATTGTAAGCATTGTTATTGTTCCTAATCAGGCTGATCAGTCATTTGGTAGTTTATTCCAAATTAAATCTGAACCAGACGAAATTTTTATTAGCGGAGCAACTGTGCAGGATATAGAAATGATAGATGAAATTACTGCTACAAAATTACAATCAGCAGGCAATGTTGTAACATCAGTTGATACAAGTGTAGTAGGTGTACAGAGTACAGCATCTACTACAACAGCATCTTCAAGTGTTAGTGGAGGAACTACATACTAATGTCTACTAATGAGCAAAATGAATATGGTCCTAACGGTAAAAGAAAAACTAGCGAACTATTACCTCGATTTTTTAGAACCACAGCTAATAATAAGTTTTTGCAAGCTACATTAGACCAACTTACACAGCCCGGCGTTGCAGAAAAAATAGATGGATATTTTGGTAGAAAAAATGCAAAAGCATTTATGCCTAATGACAATTATGTTGGAGATGTCTCAAAGCAAAGAGAAGATTACCAATTTGAACCTGCTGCTGTAATCAAAGATGATTTAGGAAATGTAACTTTTTACAAAGATTATAATGATTACATTAATCAAATAAAAGCATTTAATGGTAATACACAAAATCATGATAAATTAAATCGACAAGAAACATATGCGTGGAATCCTAATATTGATTGGGATAAGTTTGCAAATTATCGTGAATACTATTGGTTGCCAAATGGTCCTCAACCTGTATCAGTTTATGGAGAATCTAAAGAAGTTGTTTCTACTTATACTATTGAATTAGTTGAAGATGACGACAATTTTGCTTATGTATTTTCTCCTGATGGTAGAACAAGAAATCCTGTGTTAAATTTGTACAGAGGGCAAAAATATAGATTTGAAATTAATACTCCTGGACATCCTATTGCTTTTGCACTAAGCAGAAGTTGGACTCCGGGTGTAGCAGTTATAACTGCAAGCACTGAAGGCGTAAGAGCTAATGCACTATTTGATGTACAATTGTATGATGATGTATCGTATGATGTAGGCGATTTTATTATTCTTCCTTCTACTGGCGGTATTGATTTCGGTGATGACGAAAATGTCTCTCAACTATATCCAGATGGAATAATAAAGCTAGGTGAAGAAGGTGAAGAAGTAGCAAATCTTTATATAGAAAAAGGAACAATTGAATTTACTGTTCCAGATAATGCACCTGATAGATTATATTATATTAGTAAAAACAACATTGATACAAGCGGTGAAGTTCGTATTGCTGATATTGAAGAAAACACATTTTTAAATATTGATACTATACTTGGTAAAAAAGACTATACAAGTGCAAACGGTATTAAATTTACAAACGGTTTAAAAGTTTATTTCCAAGGTGATATTACACCTGAAAAATACAGCAAAGGTCAGTGGTATGTCGAAGGTGTTGGCGATAAAATTAAACTTGTAAGTGAAGACAATCTATTAATTCCTACAACATACTCTGAAGAATTAATTGTACCTTTTGATTCTAATCCCTTTGATGTTTTACCATTTGGAAGTTCAAGTACATATGCAGCAAATAAAGATTATATAGTTGTTAATAAAGCTAGCCAAGATAGAAACCCCTGGAGTCGTTATAACAGATGGTTCCATAGAGATGTAATAGAGCAAGCTGCTGCATATAATACACAACCTGTAAATGTAAACGAAGCAGCAAGGGCAAAACGTCCTATTATTGAATTTAAAGCTGGATTGAAGTTATTTAACTTTGGATCAGCTGCTAAAGATGATGTAGATCTAGTAGATGATTTTACTACAGATGTATTTTCTATAATTGAAGGATCAAGTGGATATAATATAGACGGAGTTGATATTACACAAGGTATGCGTATTTTGTTTACAGCAGATACAGATATACTTGTAAAAGACAAAATTTATACTGTCAATTTTATTACTATAGGAAATAATCGTCAAGTAAGTCTTTTAGAAACAGAAGACACTCTTCCACAGGATTTAGAAACTGTGCTAGTTACTAATGGTGAAAAATATGCAGGTAAAACATTTAGTTATGAAAATGGATCATGGAATTTATCTCAAGAAAAAATTAATTTAAATCAACCTCCATTATTTGATATGTGTGATGCCGAAGGAATATCATATAATGATGAAAGCAAATATGAATCTTCTTCTTTTGCAGGAACTAAGATTTTTAGCTACAAGCAAGGTACTGGTATAAATGATACAGAATTAGGCTTTCCTTTGTCATATAAAAATATCGAAAACAGCGGTGATATTCTTTTTGATTTTAATTTGTTAATAGATTCTTTTACATATCAAGTTCAAGAAGGTGTATTTACTGTTGACGTAGACACAGGATTTGTAAAAAAATATTCTGACCTAACAACCTATACTTATGAAAACGGATGGAATGAAATTCCTTACGATAGTAAACAGTATGTAATTAGACAATATGCAGCAGAATTAGGAAGTGTTAATAATTTTGAAATAGATGTATATGACAAGGCTGGCGATTTAAATGATTTAAAAGTTGTTGTTTACCGTAATAACAAAATTCAAATTAGGTTATCTGATTATGAAATAGATAGAATTAACGGTAAAGCCTTTATAAGATTTTATAATGATTTACCTATTGGAGATAAAGTTATTATAAAAACAAGTAGTGCAACTACTAAAAATAATAATGGCTAT